CAAGTGGCAGCATTTCTATCGTTGCGGTTATTGGCAAACCAACATGTACTTTAGAAAAAGTTAAACTACCCAGGCTGACTGCACCGTCACTAACCTTTTGTCTGGATAATATATTTCCATCAGCAAGTATAGCCACAGTTTGACCCTCAAGATGATCAAGACCAGTTATAGTGCTAACCGGAGTGCTATCATACGTCAACCCTGAATCCACAAAAAAAGAATCTTCTTTAGTTGCAAATATCCTTTTCTTTAATCGTTCTATATATCTTTTTGTTGTTCCGTCAATTGTTCTTTTTACAATTACATAAACAGCATCTTCATTAGCATCAAAAGTTTCAGGAACAGAAGTGACAGATTCTACAACAGAAATTCCCTCATCTGTTACCGCTAACCTTGTTGTGTCTGAGCTAACAACAGATAATCTGCCTGAACCACTTTTAAGTGTTTCTCTTATTGTTACAACATTAGCAGCTGGATTCTCTACAGTAAAATCAGCATGAGCATTAATCGCTGTAAAAATATTATCAGCTGTTGTGTTGTTGCTTGCATTTGGTCTGAATCCTAAAGTCTCATCTGGAGCAGCTGCAGAAACAGCTTCAGAAGTAAAGGTCACCGTTGCGCCATCTGACTTCGTCAAACCTAAAGTAGTACCCACAGCAATGTTAGCAAAGTCTGTTACTGTTACCGTACATTCCCCGAAGTTCCCACCCAGCACATGTCTGTGCCAGGCAAAAACTTCTTGTTCCCGGTTATAGGTTAATCCTAACAACGTACCATCATTTCTTGCAGCCCAGATAATAGAATAAGGAACCCTGGCAAAGGTCCATTCAGAAATAGTAAAACCCTCAAACAGATGCCTAACTAAAATAGTTAAGTCATTACCAGTGTAGCCATCAACATCTAACTTGTAGCCTAAGTCTCTAACTGACTCCCCACGCGCTTCAACAAACACTACACTGTTGTTAACAATAATAGGTGGGACTTCTGAGGACCCGGTATATTCTTCGATAGTTACATTGAAAGTTAATGGTGATACCACTCCTGAATCATCACCCACACCAATCCATTCACCACCTGAAGTTAATATAATTAAATCATCCAGGGGCACCAGGTGTCTTATTTCATTAACCTGGCGGCATACAAGTCTATAGGTTATGGCGTCATCTTCTCTTAAAGGTAACGACGTATTAAAATTTGGAAAGTCTCCAATGACAGATAAAAATATATTCTGTGGATTATTGTTTGTTTGTGCGTACATCTGACGCTGCTTGTAATAAGCAGTTGTCGCCGGAAATTCATCGGTAGTATTAAATACTGTTTTGTTTTGTGGTGGCGAAATATCCGAATCCGGAGTGATACCATCATCCTTAAAAGTTAAAGCATCAGCTGATCCTAGAAATTGAAAAAGTCCACCTTTCTTTTGATAAACATTGTAGCTTGCAGCACCGGTTACCGCCGCCCAGGTAATAGTATTAAAAGCAGCAGTGGTGAGTACAGTAGCATTGGTAGCGCTGTTTGATGTTCCGGCAACTGATTCAGCCGCAGTATTTTCATCAACAGCTGTTACTGTATATTCCCATGTGGCAGATCCTGACCCTGTTGCTGTTGCTGATATACTGCCTGGCGCTGCCGTTGTCGCGCCAAAGGTAATAGCAGTTAATGTCCAGGCAGTGTGCCCGGTTCGTGTTAAATTCCTTGGTGCATGAGAAGTATGACAAATTGTCATAGTGTCAGCTGACTGCGTAAATTTAAGATTAGATATATCAGCCGTAGGGTATGGTGTTGTTATCTGAAAAATTCTATTACACACACCGCCGCTGGTGTAAGCACCGAAACCAGTACCATCGGTCCCGGATAATTCAAAAGTATTAGTTGTCTTATTAGCGACCGTGAAGCGTCCCCCGTTGAGATTTGTCATTCCAACTACGCTCGTTATATAAATTTCATCACCGTTACTATAACCATGAGAACTGGAAGTAATGACTACCGGATTAGCCTGGGTGGCCGCAGTTATTACTTTATCACTTTCAGTAATTTGTGCGCCGTCTTTAATAAAGCGCATATATAAATTTCCAACTTCAATTACATAAGTTTGTTCAGTATTAAACTCGAATGGTATTAATCTTGTTACTGCACTTGAATCTTTTACTTCGGCAACAAACTCAAAGCCAGGGCGATTACTTACACCACCATGTGTATGCACAAAGAAATTTTCAAGTTTAGTAGCACCAGCATCAAACTTTGCCAGTTCTAAGCGTCGGTGTAGTGAGGGGTCTAATTCACCAGATGTAAACGCCGATTGAGTCAGCTCTGGCATTCTTAAATCCTTGTTCTGGTCCAGTCAGCATCGACATGTGGATCAATATGTTGATTATAACTATCAGCTGACATGGCTTGGGTCATTGACTCCATCTGTTTACGTTGTGCGTAATCAGTTAGTTCCGGGTTACCGGTAAGTGGTAATACAATTGCCTGGGCTAACTTCCAGGAAACCGCCCATGCAAAAGATTCAGGATAAATTGCTTCATTATCAATGAATGCGGTGTATTGAAGTTGAGCTTCTTTCTGGTCAGTTAATATTCTTTTTCCGTCGTCATTCTCAGTCAACATCACTTCATAAGGTACGGGATAGGGTTTATAAAATAAACTCTCCGATTCAGGATAAAATCCCTCACCAGCAAGAATAGGGCGTTGTACTAATTTAGGGGTAACGACTTGTCGTATTTGCACACAGTCTGTCGGGTAGGCGTATTGAAAACCCCAGTTAACAGGTGGGTCCCCGGACAATAGAGATAGTGTTAATATCTTATTAGCAAAGCGCCAATCGTGTACCTCCAGTAATTGCTTCCGGCAAGTATCATAGAACTTATTACAGTAATGCTTTTCGCTAGTATCAATCGTCGTGGTGGACTGAATGTCAGAGGTACCAAGCAGATGACCTACTGCCATGTTCCATATGCCAGCTTTAGACGCCATATTTCATCATCCTTAAAATTCCCCAGGTTGCCCTGGGGAGTTATCAGTTAAGAAAATCATCATCGAAAGATTCCTCTTTCTTTGGTGTTTGTTCAGGGTCCGGGATAATTTTCATCCAGGACCCCAAACAACTTTCATCAGGTATTTCAAACACAGAACCTACATCATGTAGGGTGTATCCGAAATACCCTTTTGTTGTTGCTTCAACCTTAATACTCATTTACACAATATTCTGTTGTGCTATAGGAGTAATAAAGGCGCTAAAAGCACCAGCAGTTAAAGGACCAGTTGCCACTGTGAAATTCAATCCCACGAACTGTTTACAGCCGCGTGGAAGTTGAATACGCCAGGGTTGAGCACCAACAGTTAAAGCTGCCTTACCGATAGCGTTGGTACGAGCCAACATAGTACCGGAGGTAACTACAGCTGTGGTATGTGTCCATAGTTCAATAACTACGGTAGCAGCACCTGAAGCGGTTGCTGCTGTGTCTACCTGAACAACCAGCTCCATGTGATCAGACGCTCCGCGATCACCAATATTTGGATCGCCAAAATCAGCGATATTAGTGCTAAGAGCAGTCGTTGTCACAGCCTGGCTATCAGATAATTCAGTAAGTTTATCTATATACATATCATCATCCTCCCAGATTAAGTCACATGTGCTTCGGTGTTAAGTAGAGCATCCGTGCGTTTTACAGGAATGCCATCGAATGTCATGATTTTTTTACCAGCCACTTCATCCATTGAAATACGGACGTTGTTACTGTTTAAAACCTGACGACGTAAAATAGACTTAACAGTCTGGTTGCAGTAGAAAACAGGGCGTCCTAATCCCAGGTTACGAGGTATCTCGATAGCCTGAATCATAAGATCAACAATGTCTGCTCCCGCTGATGCGTCTTTCGTTAAGTCTGATACATCAATGTTGGCAATACGAACAGCATAACGCCAGTCGCGTACAGAGATACCGCAATCCCACTTATAGTGAGTACGATAACCCTCGTACAAGCCATTTGATGAATCGATTAAAGTCTCACGACCTAAATCTTCCATGTTAAGACCACCCTTGCTTCCTTTCGGATAAATTCCCTGGACCGTATTCGGACCCCAGACAATTAACCAAATTGAGCAGTTATCACTACCGGAACCAGCGCCGTCGAGAATATTCTCGCCGTTAGCTGCGGTAGTGTCGGCATAGCGTGGAGCCAATCCCATAAATTCTTCCGGGGCAGTTGAACTGTCACCGTAGAATAGAGTTGACTGCATTTCTTGATTCATAGCTTCAATGAATGCGCGGTCCTCAGACAGACGGAACGCAGCGGTGTTGCCATTTAGATCGGCTAACGCCTTATCCACTTCAGCGTATGCTTCCAACATACCAACAGATTCGGTGACCTGTGTGGTTGTTGACTTAGATGGTTGAACACCAAAGTTCAATTTACGCCAGGTAACACTGGGCAAACCAGAACGAATGGTAGTTCTATGACCTGTAGGGAGGTTACCCTCAACCCACTGCATATCATCTAAGACTTCATTGGTTTCGTTTAATAATTCAACTACAGCTGATATCTTTCCATCACCATCTAATCGTGACGCGACATCGGCTAAAGTCGAAGTATTACTTCCAATTGTAGCCATATACCTTTCTCCTTATTTAAAGGTTATTTAGTTTGTCTTTGTCGGGTACAACACTTCTTCTAAAGTTTGTTGTCCACGCCCAGCCGATTTACTGGTCACGACTCCGTCCTCATCTAGTGCGTCCCCAACACGTTTCAAAAATCGCACCATCTCTGGGTGATTCCCGT